ATGGGAAAAAGCGTATCGTAATCAAGCGACTAACGACCCTGATTTAACCTTAAATAAATTTCTAAAAGAGCACAATGTGCAAGGCTGGCCTGCTTTAGAGACATTAGCTTTGGGGATGAAAGATATCTCTCAACTTGTAAATAGCACTCACTATTCTGAAATTAGCTCAAGGTTAAAAGGACAAGCTGAGGGCTTCTATTCCACAATGGAACAAAACGAAACACTGGGTTTAGTTACAGGTAAAGCCATGCAAGCAATGGTTGCAGACATGGCAAAGCGCATACAGGCCACTATGGTAGATGAGCTTATTAGCGGCGACCTAACAGTGGACAAATTTAAAGATAGAAGCGAAGAGCTTCAGCGTATATCTGAAAGAAACTTAAAGTTAATCATGTCAAATACCGAAGGTTTTAACTTTGACCTTCAAACAAGAGATGTTCCTGACGCTAGCTTAAGCACAGCGGAGATGACAAGAAAACTGTTTAACGATTATGAACAAAAGCCATCATTCCAAGATAGGTACTACGAAACTGATAATACTTACCCGACGAACGCTTCTAAAACAGGAGAAATTAAAGTAGAAAGAGATACAAAAGCATTTGGATTTATTTCTCTTTATGACACCAAAGTCAGACCTTGGACAGCAGAAGAAATAGCAGGCGAAAGAGCCGACATGCTTCAAAGGATTGAGACTGGAAACAACTCCCAACAGTATATAGATGCGCTTAGTTACTCCTTATACTCCCACGGCGCAGACTTAATGGGTGATACGGATGGCGTATTGAATATGTTAGAACAAACTCAAATGGATGCTATGGACGTAGCTTTATTTAGTGAACCTCAAGAAGTACCAATGTTTACTGAATCCGTAATGGAAGTGTTTGACAAGCTACAGGACACTGAAACACTTACAGACGAGGAAATGGTAACCCTAGAAACCGCTAAGGCACTGGGACTCATTTTAGTAAACAATATTAAAGCCGAAGACTTCGCCAACCGCATCACTAACTTCGAAATGATTCAGCAACAACTTTCAAAACAAAATGGCAGATAGTAGACGAGAAGAAATATACAGTAGATACAATCTAACTGTACCATCTAGCGACATCGAACCGATAGAAAGAAACGAAGTACCTGTAGGCCCGTATAAGCATACAGCTAATAGAGCTCCTACCTTTGAAGAAGCAGAGCGTATAGCAACCACCAAGTATAACCTGAGCTCTAACAACGCTATTATAGGCACTCTTGCGAGCGCAGGGGTAGAAATAGGTGGAGGCATTGCTGGAACTATTGCAGCTACAAAGATGGCTCGACGTTTAAAATGGATTAAGAGGGCTAACTATATTAAGACCGCCGCAGTTGCAGGTGTAGTAGCGCCAGAACCCACTACTACGATTGGCGGTGCTATTGCCTTTGGAGCCACAGAAGCAGCTGTATGGGGTTTCTCTAACTTTGCAGGACAAAGCACCCGTAAAGCTTTTGGTGTTCAAGACCACTACTCTGGTGGTGAGATGGTTGCCGCAGCCGTGTTTGGCGTTGGAGCCGCTACCGTACAAGGCACAAGACTTATTGAGTTAGGGGCTAGCTTACAAAGCTTCAAAGCTTGGAAGAATACACCCGTAGCTACGCATCTAGGTAAAGCCTTTGTAACAGGAGCTAGCCTCGGTGCAGCTGAATCTCTTCTACGCCAAGAATTACAGTTAGTTCTTAACGAACGGGAAAACCGTGACGTGATGGATTATATGTTCTCTACCGCCGCTGGTGGTTCATTCAATACTTTATTCTCTGTATTTGGACGTACTGGTGCATGGGGCTTAATGAAAGCCGCAGACAGCGCTCAAAACGCCAAAATAATGGCGCAGGAAAAGCTTAAGCTAGCCGAACAAATTAAAAACCCTCGGAAGCGTAAGAAAGAAATTAAAAAGTGGACTCAAGCTATAAACCACCTTGATGAGATAGAAACGAGCTTTAGAGGGGCAGAGCAAGCAGAGCGTGACTTCCGTGAGCAAGCCCCAGAGCCTAAGAAATCTGAGGATGGAAGCGGTGACCCACGTCAGGCCCCAGAGCTTGATGACTTGCCTAATCCAGACGCTCCTAATCCAGCTGGCATCGCCACAGTAGCGCAGAGGGCTAAAGACATTGGGGTTACCGAGAAAGAGTTTCGTAGTAAGTACCCAGAACTTGCTGCTCAGATAGATAAACGAAACCCTACTCCCACACCTGAAGGGATTCCAGATGCTCCTGAGTTTAAAGTAGTGACAGATTATAACCCTAAATATGACGGCCCTAACGGAACCTACAGAAAGGTGAATGGTTATAAGGTAACGGCTAAAGATGGTAAAGACTATTACATTGAAGCGGCTAATTACGAACAACCAAAGGACGCGAGATTTATTGTTCTTGAGGGTTCCGACATGAACGGCGAATGGGTAGGAAGTTTTCCCACAAAGAAAAAAGCCTTAGAGATGTTGGAGGCCAAGAAACTAGAAGGCGAAGGTACTCCTAAACCTGACGAAGGTGGTATACCTAAACCTGATGAAGAGGGCGGCATGCCCAAGCCTGATGAAGAAGAGGGTATCCCTAAACCTGATGAAGAAGAAGGTACTCCCAAGCCTGATGAAGAAGAGGGAGGGTCTAAGCCTGAGAGAACAGACAGGCAGAAGCTAATTGATATGATTTCTGCTCAGTTTAAAGCCATAAAACCTGAGAACCTTGGACGTGATTTACCAAACGTACAGCGCGACTCCGCGAGACTTAAGGACGAAATGGAAGGCGAAATGAGCTTTAAGACGGAGGAAGTTACTGCAAAGTACAACCGAGGAGAAGAGCTTACAGACGACGAACTAGATGACCTCTTAGGACTTATAGCTGATTTAAGACAGCACAACCAAACAGACGCTATAATGAAAACCGCTGAAGGTCGTGCGATGCAGGCTAACAGAACGGATTCAGACCGTTATCTTTGGGACTCAGATATTTCAACAAGAGCCGTAAAGGAAGACTCTGCCCTCTATGACATGGAAGAAACCCTCCTCCAGATGAAAGAAGGAAGAAGAGGCGAAAATCTAGAGAAACAACTAGAAACTTTCCTATCTAATCAGGACATAACAAACACCGCTAATTACGCTATATTTGTACGCAACGAAGCTACTAAAGAAGAGTTTGAAGCTATGACTCCTGAGCAGCGTGAGGTGGCTATTCAGAACAGTAGTGTGAGGTTAGTTCAACAGGGTGTTAAAACTATAACAAAAAAGCTTGAGCAAGAACGAGCGAAGATGATGCAAGGCATGAAAAATGCCATGAATAAAGAGCAAAGAGATGCGCTCAAGGAAGAAGCCGAAAAGCGTCTAAAGGAAAACCCTACTATTCAAATGCTACAACAGCAGCTTGATTATTATAAAGGCGCAGAGAAAGAATTGGCTTTGTTGGCTAAGGGAAAGAAAGAACTTGCTCGATTGTCTTCTATATATGGCGAGGGGAATATGACCCAACTTCGCAAAGAAATAGAAGTTAAGGAAAGACTAGAAGCTGCTCCCACTGAATACCAAAAGATTCAGAAGCAACTTACCCAACTCAGGGGCGAGATGCGAAAGAAGATTAAGGAAATCGACAAAGCAAAGGAAGAAATAGACAACCCAGTCTCTTTTGCCGAGAAACGTATTCCTAAGCTAGAGAAAGAGCTACAAGAGTTACGAGACATCCGTAGTGGAAAAAAGAATCCGAAAGAAGGCGGTAAACCTGACAGGGCTAAAACAGAGAAAGAGTTAGACCTAGAGGCTAGGATTAAATTCTATAAAGACGAAGTCTCTGAAATCAAAAGGCTGGAGAAGGCAGAGAAAGAACTAGCTCGCCTTGTAAACATCGAAGCAGACGGGTCGATAACTCAGATAAGAAACGAAATAGATGGTAAGCCTAAAATGCTTAGCGAAAACGCTGGTAAGGTTGATTTAATATTGAAAAAGATTTCGCAGTCCAAAGCTAGGATGCGCGATAAAGTTAAAGCAATCGACAATGCAAAACTAGAAAGCGAGAAGTTTGATTTGTTCTTCTCAATGCAAAACCACGCAATGCGTAACATTGAGGCTAACTCAGGCAATCGCACTGTTGAGTTCATCAGGTCTTTGCGGGCGGCGCGTAAGCTCGCCTTGATTGACCAGCTACCTTCTATAATGGCGGGTGTGCCCACAGGGGTAGGGTTAGCTTTCAGAAGCTCCATACGTCCCTTTGTGATGGCTCCGTTAGACTTCGCTCGCTATGGAGGGGACACTGGAGCTCAACTCTTTACAGCGGAACTAAAAGGACTAGCTACTGCTATTGTAAATTGGAGTGGAACACTGACCTCAATGGGACGTACATTCCAGCGTGGTTCTAGCGCTACCGACCGTGTAATGAGTAAGTACATGGAAGATACAGCCTATAAGCAAGTCAAGATGGGCAACGCTGTATCGCTAGACCGTGCTATGAAAACAGCAAAAGCAAGGGTTCAACAAAAGAACGACCCAATGAACTCTGTCCTAGATTTAGGAAGTAACAAAGGGTGGGCTCTTCTTTCTCTTGGTGTTCGCGGTATTAGTGCTGTGGATGATGGGTTCCGTCGTCAGCTTCTACGAGGACGGTTAGAAACAGCCGCACGACGCAAAGCTATTCTAGAAAACCCCAACAACCCGAAGGGCGCAGAAGAAACCTACAATGGTTATATGAAGACCATGTGGAAAGACCAAGATGGACTCTCAGTTCTAAATGAATACCACGATTTTATTGATGACGTAAATGACATTAATCAGAATCTACTCTTCGCAGCACAGCAAGATAACCCTGAACTGTTTCACCAGAACATGGGCGAACAGCTTATTGCGGCTCTATCAAAGCACGCTAAAAAAGATAATGCTTTGGCTTTCTTTATTGATGCCTTTATGCCTTATATTTCAGTTCCTGTCAGAGGTGTTTACAGGGGTATAAGATTTGCCACTGCTCCCGTTGGAGCGGCATATTCGGTAAGTCCTGCTAGTCCTTATGCCCGTAAAATTAAAGAAAGACAGGATAGTCTGGATGTAGCTAACCAAGCAATGCTCGGACTAAAAGACGGCGACCCAATGTTAAAAGCCCGTGCTGACGAAGTAAAACAACTTAACAGTGAAATGGAAATATTAAAGCAACGTCAGACCAAGTATACTGAAGATTACATGGTTGATACTGCTTTCGGTGTTGGCCTTGCTACTTTAGGAATGAGCGCGGCTCTATACGGAGAGGCTACGGGTTCCCTTAACTGGATGACCGACGACCAAAAGGAAAAGAACAAACTTAAGCCATTTAAACTTTTCGGAATGGATTATAGCGCAGCGGCTCCTTGGTCTATTCCTATTGCTATAGGTGCTGACATGGCTACATACATCCAAGCTAGAGAAGCAGGTGTCCTTAAAGAGAACCAGAATATGCTGTTTATGATGTCTTCGACGCTTGTAGAGCTCTCCGAGCAAGTACCCATGATGCAAGGAATGAAGACATTTAATGCTATAATTGCTGGTGGTGAAGATACTAAAGCAAAGCTAGTTGGGCGTCTCGGAGCTAGTTATGTCCCAATCCCTGCTCAAATCCGTAAGACCTTAATGGCTATGAATGAGGATGGAACTATTGGGGACTTAAGGGGAGGAACCTTCGGTCAACGCATGGCTTACTCTTTCTTTGGCACTAAGCCCATCAATCGTATGACAGGATACTTTGGTGAAGATTTAAAAGGAGACAGAACAGCGTTACAACACGCGGTTATCCGTCAGGCTCCCTCTAAGAGAGGGACAGAGTTAGAAACAGCTTTTGAACGTATAATAGCCTCAGACGCCTTTGATAATATCCAGCCTCCTCCAAGCTCTCTTGGGAATAAAATCAAGATGACTTCATACATTGATGCTGATGGCGTTACTCTACAGTATGCTTACGCACAAAGGCTCCGTAACCACAGAATGGTTTATAAAGGTAAACGCCGTACCATTGAACAGGCGGCTAATTACTTGATTAAATCTGGTAAGTGGAAGGCTAAGCATCGTATTGCCACAATCTCCCCATCACTTGCGCATACAAATGAAGGTTTAAGAGAGCTCAACAGACTACTACAGGACTACTACATGGATGTCCGTAAGAGCATTATAAACGACCCTAAATTTACAAGACGTTTTGTTAATTCAAAAGATGAAAACCTACAGGACATTGTAAACCGTAAAGACACTCAAATCCTAGGCAATCTATCGCCTATCCGCGACTTGCTTCGCGCCGACTAACTAAAACCCTAAATCATGAACTCAGACCATATTCCATCAGCCATAGGCATCACAGGACTCCTTGGGACAATAACCCTAGGAGACATTAACCTAGCAGTAGGTATAGCCGTGGGTCTTACGACTCTGGTTTACCTAATAATCAAAATCAGTAAGGAACTATTTGATGCCGATGAGTGAATGGATTTCTACCCTATGGCCTGTTGCCGTAGGCTTTGTAACCCTCGTAATCATCCTAGCCCGTATGCACTACACCCTCGAAAGTCTAAGCGATAAAGTAAAGATACTTTTTGATTTTCATAACAAGAGAAACAATAAATGAGTGAAAAAACAGAAAAACTTAATGTCCTTCAGGATATGCTTATTAATGAGTTTATTGAGCGTATCCAAGCAGGTGCGGCAACTCCAAGCGACCTCAATGCCGCACGTCAGTTCCTCAAAGATAACGGAGTACATGCACAGGTCACCAACGAAAACCCCCTCAGTAATCTCGTAGATATGTTACCATTCCGAGATGACTCCGAACACGTAGTGTTAGCCGCCAATGAGAAACTATAAAAAAGAATACAAAGACTACCACGGGTCAGCTGAGCAAAGAGCCCGTCGTTCCTCCCGTAACAAGGCTAGACGCCTCGCTGTGAAGACACACGGTAAAGCCGCAGTGCAGGGGAAAGACGTTGACCATCGTGACCGTAACCCACACAATAACAGTCGCAGTAACTTGCGGATACAAAGCAAGTCAAAGAACCGTTCCCGTAACAAATAATGGAAGAACTCAAAGACTTTAGGAACTTCTTGTTCCTCGTCTGGAAGCACCTAAACCTGCCAGAGCCGACCCCTATTCAATATAACATAGCTGACTTCATGCAAGGTGATGATAAGCGTGTTATCATTGAGGCGTTTCGTGGTGTCGGTAAGTCTTGGATTTGTTCTGCCTATGTGGTTCATCAGTTATTCCTGAATCCCTCTTTAAATTTCTTAGTTGTCTCTGCGTCTAAGACACGTTCTGACGACTTCTCTACGTTTACTCTGCGTCTCATACACGAGATACCCTTTCTGGCTCACCTGAAGCCCACAGATAAACAGCGGTTCAGTAAGATTAGTTTCGACGTCGGGCCTGCACCCGCGTCTCACGCACCTAGTGTTAAATCGCTGGGTATAACCTCACAGCTTACAGGTTCCCGTGCGGACATCATCATTGCAGATGACATCGAGGTAGCGAACAACAGTGCTACCCAGACCATGCGGGAAAAGCTCAGCGAACAAGTCAAGGAGTTCGACGCTATCCTCAAGCCAGAGGAAGACTCTAAGATTATATTCCTAGGAACACCCCAGACTGAGGACAGTATATACAACAAGCTACAAGAACGCGGCTATATGGCTCGTATATGGCCTGCTAAGTATGTTACCCCTCAGACTAACGAAAAGAGCTATAACGAGGCTGTGAAGGGCATCTGTGTGGATGCTGAGAAGGAGGGCAAGGCTACCGAACCTACACGGTTCTCCGATATTGACCTGTTGGAACGAGAGATGTCCTATGGTCGCTCAGGGTTTGCCATGCAGTTCATGCTGGATACACGCCTCAGTGATACCGACAGACACCCATTGAAGCTCAACGAGCTAATTGTAATGGATATTGATAACGAGGTAGCCGCAGAGAAGCTCGTGTGGGCTCAGGCTCCTGACCTAGTGTGGGACGGCAGTGTTCCTAACGTAGGCTTCGGTGGAGACAGATACCACAGACCCTTCCAAGCTATAGGTGACCATATACCCTTTACAGGCTCAGTGTTAGCCATTGACCCCAGTGGTCGCGGTAAGGACGAAACAGGATACGCAGTGGTCAAAATGCTTAACGGTATGCTGTTTGTGCCTGATGCTGGGGGTTTACAAGGAGGATACAGCGATGAGACCCTCAAGACCCTAGCAATGATTGCTAAGAACCACGCTGTTAACTACGTCATAGTAGAATCTAACTTCGGTGATGGCATGTTTAACGAGATATTCAAGCCTGTACTTACCAAGATACACCCTTGCTCTATTGAGGAGGTCAGACACAATATACAGAAAGAAAAGAGGATAATAGACACCCTAGAGCCCATAATGAACCAACACAGGCTCATTATTAGCCCTGATGTTATCCGAAAAGACTTTGAAACAGCGCAGGGCTACCCACCAGAGCTACAACTGCGCTACCAACTAATGTACCAGATGTCCCGTATTACTAAGGACAGAGGTGCTATAACACATGATGACCGCCTTGATGCGCTAAGTATCGGTGTGAACTACTGGGTAGAACAGATGGCTCAGGACATGGACACTAAAATCAAGGATAGGAAGTCAGACCTCATCAACAAGGAACTCCAAGACTTCTCAGATGCCTATTACAGGCGTTCTAAGGGGTCAAATAGCTCATTACAATGGATATAAATGGTATACCCCCACTAAGCCCCCTAGAGAGCGCCAAGGCAATCCTAGGCGAACACTTCAAGAACTATGTTATCATTGCACAAGACTATGATTCACCTACTTCCTACGAGGTAGCCTTTAGTGACCCCTACGCCGCCCACGGTCTGCTAGATTGTGCGAACATCTACCACCAACAATACCTAAATGCAGGCTTAGATGATGAAGATGTTGCTTGGATTTGGGAAGAAGATGACGAAGAAGAAGAAGATTAAGGACTAATATGGGGGGTCTCTAGGTATACTAAGAGTTAACTTAGAGTTATCTCAGTACTTATTTATATTAGGTTATCTCTATGATTACTATATCATAACAAATAAAGGTATACTAAGAGTATACTAAGAGTTAACCTTTAGTGCCTCACCTAGGGTGAATTGTAATCGTGGTCAGAGACCTGTCAAGGCTATAATATTGACCTGTTCTATGTTGACAGTCACCCTACGCGCCCCAGTATAGACTTTATA